GATTGATGGATATGCCGTTCCTGCTGGAACTGGTCCAATAGAAGTTACACCAAGCACAAAGTCTCCAACACTTGTACAGTTTCCTTGTGCTATGGTTTCCGCTTGTGCTGCTGATGTAGAACTTTGTGCATATGTTGGATAGTAATTAATATTGTCTGTACAGCAGGCAGTTGCCAAATATACGTTGGATGGTGGTGGTGGTGGAGGTGGTGGCGGTGGCGGTGCAACTGGTGTAGCAGAATTACTTGATGCAGATTCTAGTGATGTAGCAACACCATTTCCTAGTTTTACTTTAAATGTATAGGCTGTTCCATTTGACAAACCACTAACAGTAATTGGAGAAGTTGATGATGTTCCTGTTATGTCTGATGGAGTTGAAGTTGCAGTATAAGTTGTTCCCGTTGGTTTTCCTAAATATGAGGGGGCTGTAAAAGTAACTGATGCACTGGCATTTCCTGCTGTTGCAGTTCCAATAGTTGGAGTTCCTGGCTGTATTCCTCCACTACCTGAAGATATTGGTGGTAATGGCATTATGCACTCAGATCGCCGATTGCAATCCAAGTATTCTCTGCTCTTTTAATTAGTGTGCAAGATGAATACTGTGTTCTTAATTTTGCTGCATTTGAAGAAACTTGAGGTGTGCAATTTAATGTTACTCCTGCAGTTACTACTACAGTTGTTGCTCCAGTTCCAGTTTGAATAATTGTAATTTGTGAACCAGTTGCAAAGGCTTGTGTTGCATTGAGTGGAATTGTAACTGTGTTTGCAGTTGATGTTAAATTCATTTCAATAATTTTATATGCATCAGATAAGACCAATGAATGGTCTGCTGTTTTTTGTAAAATAGTAAAATCCAATGAAGACTTAGTATCTGCAACAGACTTTACTGCTGTTGGTGTTGCTGCTTTAATCGATGAAGTTTCTGATGTAGAATCTGACAGTTGAACAACTCCAGATTGTGAAGTGCTTGCTGCTGTAGGTGCTGCCCATTCAAGTCCAGTTGCTGTAGCATCGTTTGCCTTAAGAAGATATCCATTGCTTCCAACTCCTAAGCGACTTACAGCATCGACTCCAGTACCAGCAATTAAATCACCTTTAGCATTAACAATTGTATCTTCTATAACATTTAATAAGGTTGTATCGATTGCATCGATTCTATCGTCAAGTTCATCTAAATAATATGCAATACCTCCAGTTGGAGTTGCTCCAGTTGCGAGTGGTGTGTCTTGTCCATAATGATAATTTCTTAATGCAATTTGAATATCTGCTGCATCGGTTAGTGCAGGCATTTTTGCAAGGGGATATTGATGGGTTCCACTAGTTCCAATATTTGAGGCAGCCATACAAACATTATAACATATTAATAAAAAACTACTCTGTAACTATAATTGTGTTACTTGCTTGATTTACTTCAATTTCTTGATCAATTCCAGTTAAATTTGGAGCGGTATTTAAAACAACGCTTGTTATATCATCATAAACAAAAATATTAGAGGTTTCATATACTATGACTTCTGGCATTATGCACCAGTTACATCATCAGTTACTGTAATTTCTCCTGTTAGAAGGGTATATCTTAATGAAGCGCCATTGAAAATTTCAACATCATAATAGTATGTGTTTTCACCGATAAGATCTTCTCTAGCATTTGGTTTAATTACACAAGCAATAACATCTGATGAAGTGTTAATGATTGAAGCAAGTTTGTCTGAGTCATCTACAGAGTTTATTGTCGTACTTGGAGAATCTCCTCTTGCACTTGATATTGTAAAAATTGCTCCAGAAGCAGCAAAAGCATCTAATGGAAAAGTTGCTCCAGTAGAAGTCTTTGGAGTGATTACAAACTGAAATGTGTCTCCACGATAATAGTCAAAGTTATATGTTCCTGGAAATGCCATGATCTTATTATACCACTAAGAAACATGGACTAAGATAGATTTTACTTTTATGTCCCCGTCAAAGTCTGCTCTAATTTGTGGATTGGCCCCATATCTTTTAACTCTATCATTTATCACGTAAATAACTTGAGTAACTGAAAAATCATAAACATATTTATACTTTAAATTTGCTACAAACTGTGCTGAGTTTAAACCTGATTTTTCAGAGAATGCTCTTATCCAAATTTCAGTATTATTTCCATATGTTTCCAACTCAAAAGAATAGGTTACTTCAACCCTATCTCCTAAATCTAATCCTTTAAAATTTAATTGCTGGGTATCTGAGTTCCACAAACTTACATTACCTTCTGGTAAATATTTTTCATTTGTTTCTTCAGATTTTGCATCATTTAATATATTTACCCAGCCATCGTCCCCACTAGAAAGTCCAACACGAATATTTGATTGATCTAAATTTTCATAATATGCCCAGCCAGATTTTTTATTTTGTGCAACTTCGCCACTATTTGTAATAATTGTAGAAGTTCCAGGCTCTCCCTTTTGTCCTCTTTCACCTTTTGGACCTTGTGGGCCAGTATCCCCTTTATCGCCTTTTGGTCCTATCTCTCCCTGTCTGCCAGCAATTCCTTGTGGTCCTGGTGGCCCTACAAGTATTTTATAGTCTATATCTGGCGCTGATGGATTATTTGTCTCTATGACTGTTTCGGCTGCTGCTTCTGCATATCCATATTTGGGTTTTGATTGCATACCTGGAATCTCAGATTTTTTGCTTATGCTCACTTATCTATTATAAATGTTTTTGTGTTAATCTTTATTACTTTTGATGGAGTAACAGCAGGGGATGTAACTTTAATTATCATAATCCAGTACCCGTAATATCACTAAGTACTACAATAGTTCCAATAACTGGTGTCCAAGTAATTTCTGATTCAATTGCTCCAGATTCGTCATTTGGAATAACAATTTCTAAATCAAAAGGTAATTCTAAAACGGTATTTCTATAACCAAGTCCCCAAAGTTTTGTAATTTCAGAAAGTGCAGTAATAACAACATAGCCAGTATATTTTTCAACGGTCAATTCATCTAAAGTATCACCAGAACTATCGTAAGAAGAAGAAACAAATGTCCAGTCAGAGATATCGATAGGAGTAAGTTCATCATCTTCTAAAAATTCTATTTTAAGAGTTGCTGTATCTCCACGAACTACTTTCCATTGTATATTTATTGGAGATGCTCCAACTTGATCAATGGAAGAAAGGGAAGAACTCATAAAATTATTATATCATACCCTTTTCAATTTGACAGATCAGGAAAGTTCGTGTATACTTAAAATATATAAGAAAAAAGATGTATCTTTAAGTTAAATATATAAAAGATATCTTATATATATAATATATATATTATTTATGGTTTTTCAAATGATCGATCATAAGGTCGAAAATTTTGTCAGTTTTTTCCTCAAGTCTATTAACCTGATCCTTCAAACTTGATCCAGAATTCGGGCGGAGTTCAGAAAGATAATGTTTTACGAGCCACTTGATTCCTCCAGCGATTAGTGCTACAATTGATAGCGCTGTAAGAGTTAATCCTAGCCAGTCTTGTGGATTCATTGTAGGATTATTATATCATCATTTAGGGAGAGTTTTGAAAAAAGAAATACTCAGCACTCTGGAATATTCAAAAAATATAATCATATCTCCAGATGTCGATGGTTTAATGAGCGCTACACTTCTTTCTCGAAATTTGGGACATCGAGTTGTCGGCACATATGACAAAAGTATTTTATGTTTGGCGGAAGGTATAGATCCGTCGGAATGTTTGTTCGTCGACTGCGACATGAACACCCCAGAGTTCGCATCAATTGGAAATCATATGCGACTTATGGAAGATAATATCTGCATTGAGTCTTTTAATCCAAATGTTCACTTCGACGTCAAAAAGTATAACGAAAAGTTCCCTTACGCAACGTGTTACCTAATTGCGTTCGCAATAGAGGCACAAACCACCACTTTAGACAAACAGCGCATGGCATATGCAGATTCGACATATAAAAATGCTGTCGATTATGCAGAGAATATGCGAAATTGGTCTACTAGGATGGATGATGAGAATGTCCGATATGTTTTGTCTAATGAAGTAGATGTTTCTGAAGTAGCAAAGGAATATGAAGACAAACAAGGTTTGGTATCTCGTAGACTAGGGTTAGAAAAGTATTTGGTTGAGATGAATACCGCATTAAAAAAACAATCCGCATGGAACTTTGCATTTCCTGGAGAATTAACAACAGTTAAAAAATACAAAACGGGATTGGTTGACAAAAATACTGCTATGAGGTACAATAAAGATATAATCTCCTATGCCGAGATCTATGGTGGAGAATATAGCGTTACCTACAAAGATTTGGATGACAATGGATGAAGTTAAACCTTGGGATTTATTAAATCCTAATAAACCTAGGTCTTCTGAAGAACTTGCTGAATATCGTTTGGGAATTTGCAACTCTTGTGAATTTTTTAGACCTAGACCGCAAACATGTAGAAAGTGTGGATGTTTCATGAAACTTAAGTCAGCATTAGAACAGGCTAAATGCCCGATTGGAAAATGGTAGATATGACAAAAGAAGAATTTAAAGCAATTATTATTGAAGAAATGATTAGTTTGTATACAGAAGAAGGAAATGCAGTGAATATTCCTACAAAAATGATTGAAAAGGGAGTTCGCATGTCGATTCCTGGTTGGGAAATAGTTGCAGAAAGACTATCTTCAAGGTTGGAAGATAAATTGTTACAAATAACAGAATAAACAATGGTTTGTAGCACAATCGGCAGTGCAGTCGGCTGTTAACCGACAGGTTGTAGGTTCGAGTCCTACCAAACCAGCAACTTGACTTTTATATATATCCTAGATATACTTGATATAACAACTACGAAGGGTTAAAATGTTTAAACTCAAATCAATCATCGCCTCTGGATTAATTTCAATTCTATCAGTATTCCCTGCTCAAGCATATTGGGAAAGTATACAGGTTCCAGGACTTTACAATGGTTTTAAGATATCTGCAAACGAAATTGTTGAAACTCCAGAAAATGAAAAGGTTTATGCATATGTTGAATATGGAGTAATTACAAAGATTGTTTATTGGGGAGCAAACTCACACAACTCTTATATTACCCACTATGTTCCAGCATCTCTAATGAGTTGGTATTTGCCAGAAGATGTTGTTTTTATGGCGGAACTACCTTCATCTTTAAAAGTCGGGGCCCAAGCGATTAATCATGGAGATTTTGTAACAGTAAGTGACACAGTAACCGCAACTGAAGAGGCAATTTTTGTTCCAGCCAAGACTCAGGTAATTTCTTCGGCAGTTGCTGTTGATTACCACACTTCTATCACGGTAGCACCATTAGTAAACAATGATCCAAACAAACAAATTGGTGTTGAGGTTATTTCCAACGGTATGGCAGTAACCGCCGTAACAACAGATAACACCTCTACTCCCATTACATTTAATCAACTTCCATCAAATGAGTATGTAACTGTTCAAACCACGATTACTGACAAAACAACAGGAGCGGTAGAAGTTTTTCAAGAAACACCAGTTCTTACGCCTAACTCTAATATACCAGTAGTTGCCAATAGTAGAGATATTATTCAAGATAGGGCTACGATTGCATCCCCGCAAAATCAGGTAATCGTTAACGGAGATACCAAATCTGTAACCGTATCTTTTGATTCAATTGCAAACTTTGATCCATCTAAAACTTCAGTATCTATTGAGGTCGTAGGCCCAGGAGGATCAACAACTTCAATTGGTGTTGGTGGAGATGGCGGATCGGTAACTGTTGATAATCTTGGGGCTGTTTTGGGATATACCGTCAAAATGGTTATTAGAGATTTGGCTACTTCTCAAGAAACTATTGTACTAGGGTCAAACCTATAACTGTTTAACAAGTTCTTGCATTAGCAGTTTTATCTTTTCGATCTTTTTTTGGTACTTTTCTATTTCTTCCCCAAACCATAAATTATCATAAGCGTCTTCATTGATGCGTTGGGCTGCATGCAATTCTGAAAGTCTTACTTCATATGAGTCAAGAGTTTTAAGTAGGTAGTATATCTGTGCTATTAAACTAATTTTTACACCCGCAATTATTGCAAACCTCTTCATGAAATATTTTAGTTGGCCATTTAGGATCTTCTAGCCATAAAGGGTTTGGAGGAGTGTGTGGTTTATCAAGATCAACCCACTCTTCAAAATTGTCTAATATGCCCATTAGTTTTTATTTTCTTTATTGGGCCACATCAAAACTGCAAACATTGCTATTGACATTAGTACCGCTAAAGTATTTGTAATTATCATGAATTTATTATACCGCAAAATCTGAAAAAATTTATAAAATGGTTTTTGCCATTTCTGAATATTTTTTGATTATGTACGATACATGTATATAAAAAAATAAAACAAAAAAATTAGTGAGCACACCATCAAGCATGTGCCCACCGTATTTATTCGATCTACTGTGTACCTTGCACCCACCCATTCAATCCTAATAAATCACAATCAACTCTCACCCGTGTTGATTTATTTAATCGCTTAGGCAAGTTATCAACGAATACATGCGCCTTAGCAATCTCATCAAAGGACATAATTTTTTCTGTACCTTGTGTCGTAGTTAGTTTAACTGTTACCATTTTTATCCCTCACATTCGCAAGGCATGACCATCATGCCCTCATCACCATAAAATACAAATCCTGCACTATTGCATGAATCGCAATCAACCGCAATAACATCTAATAAATTACCCATAATTACAGGCTCCAATCTATCGAAGGATTTAGTCTAGAGTTGCGTAGTGCTAACTCTGTTTTTTCTATCTCGCTTAGTGTAGCGAGTTTTGCTTTTGCTTTAGCAATACCCTCTCGGATTTCTTGCTTTCTTTCATCAGGGAGCATATCTCCTCTGTATCTAGGTGTAGCACTATAGATTTTGCTACCCATTTGAGGTTCATTAGCACCAAATACTGGTTTGTTAGGGTTTCTCATTGTCTTGCCTTTCTAGTGTTGAGAGTTTCTCAACCTTTCTTATACCCTGAATTATACACGAGCCTACTGACAAAATCAAATCTAAAATAGGGTGATTCTGGACATTTTGAAAAATACTTTTGTTGCGTACATCACATAGACAAATAGGGCAAAACGGACACACCCCATGGGCCCCGCCCGAAATGTCCGATTTGTACTGTGACGCACCTAACAAAAATACTTTTGAAAATGTCCGATTTGTGTGCATGTCTAATTTGATTATAGGCTTAGATTTTGGTAAAATTGCCTATAACAACAACAAGAAAGGTGGTCAAAATGACTACACTAGTACTAAATAAATCCCTATGCGTTGAGGGTGCGCTTCATACACCTAACAAGCAAGCAATTTCTGTGGTTGCTTACTCTTTCGCTGAGGCTGATTACTTTACTTTCTGTGAGGTATGTGAGCAGAATATCGAATCTTTTTCATTCTATGAGGACGACAGAGGAACCGTCTATTCAAAATGGACGGTGAGCGTATGATAAAAAAATGTATGTGTTGCGATTCCCCTGCGTGGGTATCTAAGAGAAATATTCCTGCTATGTGTGATAACTGTATCGCTAAGAATATAAATAGAATGAGGTCAATGTGAACTATTGGGCGCTAATATCTTTCATATCTGCTGGCATTGTTGCGATCTGTGGCGTGTTAGCCTTTGGCTTATTGCTAAGGGCTGAACGCTATGGATGGGATGAATAAAACCCTTATATTTCAATGTAACGCACTCGGGCGTGTCGTTACCCCTTGGGGTCTGTGGATAACTTGTGGATAACTTATGTGGGCTATCTCACAAAATTAATTTAAGAGATGTCCGATTTATCCGCATTTTGGATTAGGTAATGTCAGCCCGTCATGCTAGGATTATCTTATAACAACAACGAAGGGAAAACCTAAATGATGACAAGAAAAGACTATGTAAATGTATCGGATATTTTGAGGGCTTATATTGACGAGATTCCTCAGACGACTTTCGAAGATTTGATTTTGGATTTTGCCGATTTCTTTCAGGCAGACAATGAGAACTTTGACCCTCAGAAATTTGAGTATGCGTGTTTCAACGCTACTAATAAACTATATGAAAAGGTAGGTGCGTAATGAGTTATATTTATTCTTTCGAAAAAGTTACACCAGAAACTGACGGGTATGGAGATACAATTTTCGATACCCCAGAAATTGACAATGACCCAACAGATTTATTTTCTGATTGGACAGATGAGGACTTAGCACAATATGAGGCCTACTATGATGAACAATATAACGAAGAAGAAGAACTACAACAGGAAGCGAGAAGCAATAATGAATAACAAAATGATAAAAAGAACAGTAGTAGTCTTTGAGCATGAAATGAGTCTGGATGAGTTTCCAGAATTGCTAAGAATGCCTGAAGCAGAATTGACGAAATTCTTAAATGACGCAGTTGTTGGATTGTTTGAGTTGCGTAAGAAAGAAGAAGAACTAAATAAATACGGAACCCACTCGTTCATCCGTATCAAGGATGTGATTTAATTGGGTAGAATGTTATCTAGTGAGTTGGCTAGTGGGGATTTTGGTATCCCCCTAGAAAGTGCAATGACTTATCACTTGCGGAATAATCACTACCCGCCAGTGCCTCACTCTATGGTGTCGGTATGTATTGAAGCAATAGAGGCATACAGTGACGGACTAACAGAAAAACTAATCGCATTACCTTGCGACGGATTAGATAGAAACGGGGAGCCCTTCCAGATTACTTGGAGAGGCGAGAAGTTTGCTCCCGCTAATGCAATTATTGAAGCAAACCACTTATGGGAATGGGTAACAGATGACAACGACTAAAACACTACAAGAAAAATTAGACGCTATGGCAAAAGATGTTCAAGTTGTATTCGATGAAATACTAAACGAAATTGAGGAGAACTAAATGATAACAAACACCGATTTAATTGCAGTAACAATTGCACTTGCAGGATCTTGCCTAGTAATGATTTTGCAATTTAATTATATTAGAAAACAAAAAGATAGTATTTATATTTTGCAAACTTTAAATAAAAAACTTATGTCTAAAAAATAACAAAAGCCCGTAAGGGCCCATGGGCCAATGTCTGATTTGCGTAGAATCTCCCACGATTTGACTTGGGCCCTACTAAATGATAAAATTATTTTATGAGGAAGAAAACAGATGAGGAGTTACGTATCCTAATGGAGTTACGTAGATCTAACGCTGCCTCCTATGTCCCGTCAAAAAAAGTTTACGTACGCAAGAAAAAATATCCCCAATTGTCAGTGCAGGAAGGTATAATAGAAGAATGAACCCCAAACTAAAACGCTCTAACGATAGGAAAGTAACCAATGCTGTCAGTCCTAATGGTAAGACTCCGACAATTGCTAACACCTTTGGCCTCCCCGCAGGGAAAGAGTACTCCTGTCCTGGAGAAACCCCTACCTGCAAAAAAGTCTGCTACGCAGGAAAACTTGAAAAGATCTACAAGGGAGTAAGAGATAGCCTCCTACACAATTGGGACCTATTAAAAGACGCTGATCAAGATACAATGCAATTGTTATTAATGGATATGATTGCAGACTTTAAAAAAGATTGTGACAAGCGCAATGCAGAAAAACTATTCCGCATTCACTGGGATGGAGATTTTTTCAATGATACTTACACCAACGCCTGGAAGACAACTATTCTTAATCATCCAGATGTACAATTCTGGGTCTACACAAGAGTAGAAAGCGCTGCAGGCATTCTAAAAGATATTACAAACTTATCTTTATATTACTCTACCGACGACGACAATAAAAATATTGCACAAGGTCTCTCTAGTCAAGGAATAAAACTAGCGTATCTTTCCCAAACCTTTGCACAAGGTAAAGAGGATATGCTAAACCTTATTGGCAAGAGTGGCGTCAAGTGTCCTGAGAACAATAAGAAAATTCCTCTCATCTCTAAAGCAGGATCTGCATGCGTTACCTGTGGCCAATGCGTATATGAAAGAAATGATATTCTATTCTCTGCTAGTAAAAAGTGATTTGACTATCCCCCGCCAAAACGATATAATTGAACTGTCCGAAAGGAAAAACTATGGAAGTCCTAATTGTCCTAATTGCCCTAAGTATCCTAGCCATATTTGGATTAGGGCATGAGTGATGTATCTCACACCTCTAGGATTTGATATTTTCTAGCGACTCTGCTAGAATTGTAATAACAACAAAACGAAAGGAAGCAAAAATGGGAAACTACCAAATCGGTGATAATTTCACTACCCTAACAAGTGGGGTAACAGGAGTTATCAAAGAAATCCACCCACAAGCATCTGGCTCGGTGCGTATTCTCCTTGATGTTCAGGGAAACGAGCGTTGGACAACTTGGTCTGCTAAGTAAGCAAACCAAACCTCACCTGAGCAAGTGAAGGCTAAACTGCTCACCCAAACCCCTAAATGTAAAGGAACCCGAATATGTCAAGGTATCAAAAATCAAAAGCCATCTCAGTAAAAATCGCAACAACAAAAGTAATTAAAGCGTTAGAGGAAAAACTAACACAATTCAAGAAAGATTACTCAGCGCAAGAAGCGTTAGAAAAAAAGTTCGAGAAAGAACAAGAGGCGTATAGAAAAGCACTTATCGAATACGCTCTTGCCAATGCTAAGTTAGCGACAAACTTTCGCACAAGTTATCGCTCTTGGAATAAAGTCCTAAACATTGACTTTGACATCTCAGTTGATGAATCAAAACTACCAAAAGAACCTGTTAGAAATTACAATGTCATAGGTTCACACGAATACAGCGAAACAGTAACAGAAATTGAGAACGCTGTTCGTATTCTTAAAATGACAGATGAGGAAGTTGTTAGCACTAGCACTTACAATGCTATTGCTCGTTATCTGTAAATAGACGGGCAAGCAAACGCCCTGATACTACTAACACCCTGAGCAAGGTGTAAAACTGCTCACTAAGTTTCATCTCTGCTAAGCCCCATGCCATGATGCGTGGGTATGCCTGAGATGATCTTCCTGAGCAAGAAGTAAAACTGCTCACTTAATTTTTGCCCATGGGCCGATGTGAGGTCCATCACAATGTCCAATTTATACTGTTTAAGATTGGTGTTTGTCAGCCCTATCTGCTAAGATAGTATTACAACAACGAAAGGAAGCCCTTATGGAAAAAGAAAATATGTTTGCGGTTTTTATGGAAGCCTCAACAGAAGCAATAATGACAGATGAAATTGTCGATGAAGCGTCAGGCTTACTAGCAACTATTGGCGAAGGAGTAGACTTAGAAACTATCACTAGAGAACTATTCAATTATTCTCAATCGGTTACTGCTATGACTTTGACTAAGATTCTACACACCTTGTATTCACCAAAACAAATAGATGAGATGATGAACGAATATACAGATTCTTTATCTAAGGACTTAGTATCAGATATTTCACTATTCTTAGAAAAGGAAGGAAACTAATATGACTATTCCAGATTATTCACATCAAGTAATTATCAACTCACTACATGAGGAAATTGCTTTACTAAAATCACAACTAGCAGATGTTCTTAGTAATTCAAAAAGAAACTATGAACACTATGAAATGCTACAAAAATCTATTCGTCATTTCTTTGAAAGCAATCGTAATGATGATACTTTTGAGTTTGACATTGATGAGGTAAATACTTTCCTTACCGCTCATGATATTGAAGCACTTAAGCGTGAGTATCGTGTTGAGTTCCGTATCGAAGGCACTATCGTTGTCGAAGCAGAAAACGAAGATGAAGCACAAGATATAGTAAATGAACTTGATGTAACACATTGGTCTGCTGAAGTTGAACACTTTGAAGCAGAAGCAACTAATATAGAAGCAACCTTCTAACTTTCCATAAGGGGAAACTACCTGAGCATGTAGTAAAACTGCTCGCACCCCATGGGGCGATGTCCGATTTATACCATTTAGAATCTTTTAGTCTTAGGATTTGACTTTTGGTTATTCATCCTGTAAAATTAAAATATCAACAAAACGAAAGGACAAAAATGGCTCATGAGTTAGAAAGCGATAAATCATTCGCTTCATTTAGACAACCTGCTTGGCATGGTTTAGGTACTGTGTTCAATGAGGAAGTTACTACAACCGAAATGTTAGAGTTAGCAAATCTTCATAAGTGGGATGTTCGCTTAGAGGAAGTTGTTATGCCTACACCGCTAGTATGCGATAAGAATTATTTTTTCGTTACCCGAACGAATCCATTTATCGAAGGACAAAATGATGTGCTTGGCGTAGTTGGCGAACGCTATCACACTCTACAAAATGAAGATTTATTTTCATTTGCTGACGCTATGCTTGATGGTGGTCGTTGGGAAACTGCTGGTTCAATCAAGGGTGGTCGTGTAGTATTTGGTTCTATTGCACTCAATCGCTCAATCGTGTTAGACCCTAATGGTGTAGCAGATAAGATTGATAACTATCTATTGGTTCACACCTCACATGATGGTTCTGTATCTATTCAAGCAAGTGTTACACCTGTGCGTGTGGTATGCGCTAACACTCTCAATATGGCGTTGCGCTCTACTAAGCAATCATTCAAGATTCGCCATACTCAAACTGCTAATGGTAAAGTTCAAGCAGCCCGTACTGCTCTTGGATTAGCCAATGCGTATCTTGATGACTTTAGCAAAATGGCTAATACCATGATTGAAAAAGAAATCAACGCTAAGCAATTCAACGATGTTCTACTCGCTGTCTACCCTAAGCCTAATGATGATTCCAAAAAGGCTATGACAATGTGGAAAACAAAAATTGATGTTATCAATGACTTATATGTTGGCGATAACAATCACATGATTGCTGGTAATGCGTGGGGTGCATTTAACGCTATCACCGAACGACTAGATTGGTATCGTGGTTCTGGTGAATCTAAGTTAGCAGCAGCAAGTGGATTTGATTCTGCAATGAACGCAGAAAAGAATCGTATTCTTAAAACTGTTAATAGTGTGCTTCAAGTAGCATAACAAAATAATCCTGAGCATGATTTAAAACTGCTCTTTGGTTCCGTAGCATAGTTGGTTAATGCGCTACCCTGTCACGGTAGAGATCGTGGGTTCAAGTCCCATCGGAATCGCCAGCCCATGGGCAATCATATCAAACCATACCAAACCACCATATATCAAACCTCTATCTTATTTTATCTTCAAACCTTTATTAAGAAATGATTTGCTTTTTCCCCAATCTAGGAGTACAATTAAGATATGAACCCACATACAATCCAACAGTTAGTTAATGTTATATATGAGGATAATCTTTATCACTTTGAATTCCAGGAAAATATGGGGGGACCAGAGTGTGATTGCCACCTACACCAAACCATGAACACTATCGTTAAATATTGGGGGGAATAATGGACCTAGAAACATTAAGAGAGTATATCCGTCTTCACATAATTTCTTTGGAGCAAGACCTAGAGTCAAACCCTGAATCTATTAATGTTGTAGATATAGCAGGGCAGATAGAAGGATGTAAGCATATACTAGGAGTAATCAATGACTGAGAAGTATCCCCTTATCCCGTCGCATTTAGTCAAAGCACTTGAAGATAAGACTATTCCATTAATTGATCTTATGCACGGCCACCTCAAAGTTGAAATGCTGGACTGCGAGGAAGCCATGAAGGATAACCCTGACCGATTTTTGCAGGGATATATGGAGGCCTTGACAAACCTATACTGCATGACCTATAATTTAAGTATAGAAAGAGAGGCCCTACTGTAATGGCACGATATTCATTTATTACTGGTGAGACATATTCATTTGAATTCCCTGACGAAAAAGAGGGGACAGAAGGCTACGACCCTGAAGATTTATACGATGCATACTGGAACGATGAACTTCCTGAAGATGTAGAGGTAGAAGAAAATGGGACGGGCCACGAATGGATAGACTAGATTTATTGTCAGTGGCCAACGGTATACTAAATGGTGGAGAGGATGACAATGGGTAATTTTGTAGAATTGGATTATGATGAATGGTTTGATACCTATAAACCTATTAAGAACCATTTAGACCCTACCGCCAGTTTTGACGGATGCATGTTTGAAACATATGATTCAGAATTAGAATTTGTTAAGTCTCAACGTCCCGACCATATTTGGATGTATGGTGAAGGGGATGACGGAGGTACCTATGTCTGGAGCGGATGGGGTTTTGTAAATCGTCTTGGTTATTTTATAACTGAAGTTCCTTGCCCGCCAACTGATACTATTCAGGTACTAGTATCTCATAACTGGTATTACTGTGAGAACTGCGACGCAGAGATGGAAGACCCTGATAATCTTATCCGTGACGCATTTCAAGAGCAGGATTTGGAAAAATGCCCTAAGTGTGCTACGATTGAAGAATTAACCCTAGTAGGATTGGAGAAGTAATGGGAGCACGTACTAACTTTCATTTCAAGACTAATGAGGATACTTTAACCTTATACAGTCATTGGGGTGGAGATTCACGGAAAGAAGACTTGGCTCGTGCAATGAAGGCAGCACTACCAAGAAAGGGAGATGACTCATATGCATTGCGGATCATGGTATCGCAATTAATTGGGACCTCCTGGGATGAGCAGACAGGCTATGGCCTATTTGTAAACAATCCAGATGGAGCAGAAGAATCATATGGACATCTTGAAATCAATCTAAACAATTGGACTGTAAACGATGACGGACATATTGTCACAATCGAACAGTTCATAGAGTACCACTTGACATCAGTGACCGCCACTGGTATAATTAAATAGTCAAACCTAACCCTAACCGAAAGGCAATACAATGGCAAAAGCAACTAAAGCAAAAACATACCCCTACCTAGAGACTTGGGATACACGCTACGGCACCTCAGAGCGAGTTGTTCTTCGTAAGAATGGCAAGTTCGTAGACAACGTATCTCTAACTGCTCTTAAGCGAGGCCAACGGGTAGGCTCTCGCTAACATAAGATAAGGAGAAGGGGTTCTCCCTTATCACTAGGGCACTTGTGACTCATCCACTTGTGCCCTTTATCTTTTTCTGATACAATTAAATAGACTGGAGTGATATGAGTAGGTACGTCAGACATACAGAATCAAATGAAGAAAAAGTAGCAACCAAAATGGGCTCATTACTTTCAGATTTTACTTTAGATTTAGAATCTATTGGATATTATCTATCTAGGATATTACCATTTACAATCTTTGAAAGAGTAATGATTACAATGGACGCAGCAGATTTCTACCGTGCTGGTGGAAATGTAGATAAACTTGATACAGAAAGCGAGTACAGGGTATGAAACCTCCAAGCATAGAAGATATGGAACTACAACTAAGCGACTCCAGATTAATGGCAAATGGCATTAAAGAGTATATCTTCCTAATAGAAAACCTACAAGAGGGTGAGTTTGTTGATGACCCATTTGTTGAGATAATCGTAGACTCTATAAAAAGTGATAATGAAAGTTATGGAACATTTGATAATTCAGAAATATATACAAACCTTGACTATCTTCGTGGTATGCTAGATGTATATGAGAAGCAGGTAGAATACCTGTCAGAGTTATTTGGAGAGGATACAAATGAGTAGCATGAATGCATATACATTAAAGATTGCGGTACTAAGTGATTTATATTATAACTACCGTGACCAAGATCCATACAAGGAGTTTGCAGAGTACAACGATATCGGGCTACCACTTGCCTATGTCGTGCACAACAACCTGGCTGAGATAGGCCCAGAGGGCAGGGTATTTATAGAGGAAACCTATGACCTACTATGCTCTGCTATGGATATAGACCCAGAAGAGGAATACCATTCTTTCGAAGATATGCTAAATGAGCATAGCATGAAAACCGAAGAAGAGTAACAAACCCTAAAACCCTTTTACGATCCTCTTAAAAAATATCGCCAAAGTTTTAGCCATGTTATAATATATTTATGAGTCCAAGACATCAAGCCAAATACCAATTAGGTTCTCATTTTCTTTCTAGTTGGCATTACGATAGAAATGACAAACCTCATATCCATTTAACACCAAAGGAAAAGGTTTTGAAGTATAGTGGCATTGCTTATATAGTTTCTTTCTTTAAGTCCCGTCGGGCAAACAAAAAATAATCCTATAAGTTCCTTTACGAAGGGGCCAAAAATTTCCCCGAAGTTTACGAAGGGGACAAAAATTTCACGGGATCTATCAAACCACCTATCATAAATACCCCTATATAAAACATTACGAAATATATAATATTTTCCTGGATTCTTTTTATTTATATAATTTTATTACGAAATACTTTAAAAAATCCCCAAATTTGTTATCAAATTGTTACACATATTTGGTGACTTGACAAACCTTTATATCTGTGATATGGGGGATATGGGGATATATGGTTTGATGGTTTGGAGGTTTGGGGTTTGGTAAAAGATATTACGATTTTATATTAAAATGTTCTATACTCCATTTCCCTCCACTTCACTCCACTACAAAACCTTAATTTATTACTTAGTAAGATTTAATTGTGGATAAACCTGTGGATAACTATCATATTAAACCATATTTCCAACGGTATTGATCTGTGGATAACTATGTGATACCATAGATAAATGAGTGATAACCAACTGGTCTTTAACTCTTTTCCACGATCAGGCAATGTCTACTCCTTAAACATATCTAAAGCATTTTTTCCTTCTATAATTTCAACAGCACATATGCCTCAAATCTTTTTTGTAAAAGATATAGACAATGTAACATTATTTCGAAAACCTGAAGATGCTATATCTTCTTTAGTTTATATGCAATATATCCCTTATGCACTTTCCTTAAACAACTTTGATGAAAAGCAACCAAAGCAAAGTTTAATTACGGAAATAGCAAAAAATGAAACAAAATTATATAAAGTCTTTATAAAATATGCAATAGAAAGCGCTGATCTTATCTATATAGGCAAGTTTGATGATTTAGTTAATAATCCTGTTAATCATTTTAAAAATATTGCAAAGAAATTTAACAGACCCTTATTTCCTGACCATAAACAAAGGTTTGTAGAGGTTAAATCACAATTAGTAGGCACTCTTTGGGAGGATAAGCATGATGGTCATATCCCTAGAGAAAAATCAAATGAAAGAAAGCATATAGAACAAGTCGTTAACTCTTTGCCATTTATTCAAGAACTAAACCAAGAATACGAAGAGTTTATTCTTAAGTATAAGACTATTGTATAACTAGGTATGTTCTTATAGGGGTAATAGTGGTCTTTCTTGACTTCCCCCCGAAATTTTGATATGATTAAATTATGATAACTAAAAAAAATAAAAAGCAAATGCACCAATACGAAGAGGATTTCATGTTTGCATTAGAAAACCTCAAAAACGACATATCCAGATACCTGGAAGTTGCCAAGTCAGAGTACGCATCTCATAATGACATTACCAGAACTATCGCTCTTATTAATTGGACTTCTCGAACTGTAGCAGAAAATAAGGATGAATTAGAGATTAAGATCTTGGCAGCAGAGTGATATGATTAAGCAGGTCAGAACAAAGAGCAATGCCTATAGTACTGTAAAGTATGACAAATATGGAAACATACTAACTCCATCTAGGAAAAGGGAACTTAAGAAAGCAAAAGAGGAACCTATAAAGGGTCCTGAGTCCATTAAAATTATAAGCCAGTATCCTAATATCTGCTCTGTTTGTAATGTTAAAATATCAGTTGGTACACAAATCTTGTGGAACAAAAAAAATAAAAACACAAAGCATGTAAATTGCTCCATGTTTAAGATAGTAATTGAAAAGTATGTCCATAAGCCAAAAATTTATAAAGGCAAAGACATGACTAAGGATATGTTCCTTCTTCCTGTGATACCTTGGAAGTGGACTCTCTATGCTGATTCAAATATTGTTTCATATGGTTATACCCATACTGAAGAAGATGCTAACATATCGGCAAATCAGGCTATTAACCAATATCGCCCTTTTAGGGCGTAGGAAGGTTTGTTACTTCTACTTTGCGCCGAACTTTAAAGAAATTGGTATACTTAATACATGAAACTAATGATCAGCATTTTAGCCATAGCCCTAGTCACAACCATAGTTGGCATTACTCTACAGATAGTGGTGTTTAAATGATAACTGGCGTAGCCTGTAAGTTCTGTAATGAACCTAATGCCACACAAGTAACTGTTAAAGGTGCTTATTGCGTTAATTGTTATATAGGGATTACGAAGGCTTCTATAAATTCCCTGGAAAATTGATGAAAACAAACAAAATAGTCATTGTTGGTGGAGGATCTGCAGGTTGGATGACTGCCACAACTTTAATTAAAGAATTTCCTACAAAAGAAATTGTGCTAATTGAATCTAAAGATGTTCCAACTGTTGGTGTTGGAGAGTCAACAATTGCAGGTATTAGACAATGGGCACAATTTATAGGATTAAAAGAAGAATCTTTCTTTAAAGAAACAGATGCTACTATTAAAATGAGCATTAAGTTTACAGACTTTTATAAAGAAGATTCGGGTAGTTTTCATTACCCATTTGGTGCTCCAGTAGTAGATGGTAATAGAAATCCTTTTGCTGATTGGCATTTAAAAAAGTATTTAAACCCAGAAACTCCTGTAGAAGATTTTGTAAATTGTTTGTTTCCATCTGCTGCATTATTCAATAATGATAAATATTCAGAAAACTTGTATAGTGAATTTCATAATTTTAACCCTAAGAATGACATCGCATACCATTTTGATTCCACTAAATTTGCTATATGGCTTAGGGATACATACTGCAAGCCTGCTGGTGTAACCCATATAATTTCAACTGTTATATCTGTTAATAAAGATAAAGATGGAATTAAAGATTTAGTTTTAGAAGATGGAAGTTTAATTGAAGCAGACTTGTTTATTGACTGTACTGGTTTTAAAAGTTTATTATTGTCAGAGTCATTGCTAGAGCCTTTTATATCATACTCTGATATGTTGCCAAATAATCGTGCATGGGCTACTAGAGTTCCGTATATTAATGATGATGTAGAGATTCAAGGGTACACAAATTGCACTGCAATATCTAATGGTTGGTGTTGGAATATCCCATTGTTCTCAAGACTAGGGGCTGGATATGTATATTCAGATAAATATATTACTCCAGAAGATGCTAAAGAAGAATTCAAACAGTATTTAATGTCTAATAAAATGACTATACCTAGATCTAGAGAAGATGTTGAAAAATTAGAATTTAAAGATATTGAAATGAAAGTTGGCATCCATGAAAGAACATTTGTTAAAAATGTAGTAGCAATAGGTTTGTCTGCTGGTTTTATAGAGCCATTAGAAAGCAATGGTCTTTTTACTGTTCATGAATTTCTTTTTAAACTTATAGATATTCTTCAAAGAGGCAGTATTTCTCAATTTGATAGAGATATGTACAATGTTTCAGTAAAAGATTTATTTGATAGATTTGCTAAATTTGTTGCCTTGCATTACGCACTTTCTCATAGAGAGGATAGTGAGTATTGGAAAGAAATAAATGATAAGGTTTTTAAAGATAGAAGTGGCGATCCATACAATCAGTATCATGGTCGTACTGATACATTTTATGACATAATGTGGCGATATATGGAAAACAAAGGGCATACGTTGGGACCTTCAGGTATTACATATATTGCAACTGGAATGAATCTTAACATGATAAATGACTATAGATTTATAGATATTAAAAATAGAATTAATCCTACAATAGTAGAAGAAATAAACAAAGTTATTTGTTTATGGGAAGAAAGAAAATTAAAGTGGAATATGGCTTCAAGTAACTCTAAAACAATGAAGCAATACTTATTAGAAAAGTATCATCAATAATGCAATGGGTTTTAGCAATTAAAACCATGTTTCATAAAGAGTATTGGAATAAAGCGAATACTATTGAGTTTTTTGCGTTTATGGTTAAGTTAATGATTATATTCCCAGGTTTAATATTTGGAAAACAATTTTGGTGGCTATACATATTTGCCTTATTTTCTAGTCTATCTTTAATTTGGTCATCAACAGTAAAAACTCTGCCTACTATAATTTGGTTTAATATAGGATGGTCTATTCTTGCTACTATTGCGATATTAAAATATTGGATTTAAATTCATCCCAAATACATTCTGTTGGAAATTAGGGTATAATAGATTTATGCCATATATTGTCAACAATCAATCTGTAGGTCATAATCCAGTTGAAATAGAAAGAGCACCCTCTTATGTTGAGTTTTTTGAAAAAATTGGAAAATCTAGAGACAATATAATAGTTATTCCAAATTTTCTTTCTGACGAACAAATAAAATATTTAGTTGATCAAATAGATGAAAGAAAATTATTTAGTTTTGTTTCTCAAAAAGATCATGAAGGAAATCCTACATCATGGATGCATACTTATAAAGAAATTGCAGATAAAGATAAAATTACTAAAAAAGTTTTAGATGAAGTTAAAAAAGCATATGACTATCAAAACATAAAACCAAAAGACAATACGCTCACAATAACAAAATGGGAGACTGGAAGTAAATTAAGTTTGCATGTTGATGATCTTGGGTATGTTACAGATAATCATCTACCAACACTAATCTATTTAAATGATGATTATGAGGGTGGAGAGTTAGGTTTTGCTACACATAATCTTATCATTAAGCCTAAGAAGGGCGACCTTATTATATTCCCTGGAAATATGCACTACGCACATGAAGTATTTGAGGTTTTGTCTGGCACAAGGTATACCCTTCCTATCTGGTTTACAATACCATAGGGTATAATTAATTAATGACAAACAAAAATTCAGAAATTCATCAAAAGAAAAGAAAACTATTAGATGGATCTGAAGTAGACGATTACGATTATCCTATTGACCTAATATTGCATACAAGAGCACCAGGAAAATGGAAACTAATTGATCTTGAAACAGGTCAAGAGTATCTTGGATCAGAAATATCTCATGAAACATTTGGCGAAGTTTTACGTAGTAAGGTAGCAAAATCTAAAATAGGATCTTGGTTTAAAACAAAAGGAAGAGTAATAAAAAATGGATAATACTAACAAGCCTATAACATTTCATTGGATGTGGAGAAGGCATTGGCAAATAACTGACAGCATTGAACACTTAGACCTTAATGGAATTATGCAAATGGCAAAAGAGTTAGATGGTGCTGGAGTAAAATCTGTTTTGCTTCCATATGGTCCAGGTGGTATAGATTTTTCCTTAGTTATTTCAGACGCATTAAAGGCAACAGATCAATTAATTATGACAATTGCCTTACCAGCCTATGGAGTAAGTCCAGATTATGCTGCTAAGATTTGTGAAACATTAAATCGTTTTTCACCTGGAAGAATTGGTGTAAATCTTGTTGCTGGAAGATGGGGAGATGAAGGAAATGGCCATTCTGAAAAGTTGGTCATAGATCATTATATGCATAATCCATCACTCATAGATACCCTTGAAAAAAGGGTAGGAATATCTGCAGTTTGGATGGATAAAACTATGGATTTAATGAAACGTCATCAGCACAAAACACATATGGCAGTTGTTGGTTCTTCAGACACAACAATTGGGATAGCAAACAAACATTGCGAATATATATATGTAG